TGGATAGCCTTGCAGTAGAGGAACCACTTGCTGCAAAGTTACGTATTAAGATTGATCGATCTATAGAACCCATTTTCATCGGCAAACAAAAATATGTCTATGACGTTAGTCAGGGGTGGATCGATGATAAGACAAAGATTCGCGCGCCGAAAAGTCTTCAACTTGCTTTAAGCAATTCGGTTCCTGTATTCACAAAAGGTAAAGCTCCAGATCTTTCTGCATCTTTAGGGATAGTTGGCAGTGCAGGATTGCAGCAGACAGGAGGACAAAGACAACCGCGTAAACCTAAAACAGGCGGCGGAACTTTAGTATATACTCGCAATACTCTGAATAAGCCTCTTGTTGCGATGATCAATTCATTAGCATCAATCGACGGGCTTCTAAAACAGAGACTTGATAATCAAAAGATAATTTCTAAAAATAACATCCTTGCGATTCGTGAATCACAGATTGAAAGTATCGATCAAGTTCCAGATACTGTTGCCAAACCAGATGCTGAAAAAGTAGGTGGTTCTTCTGCAGGATTAGCACTACTGGGCGGTCTAGCACTATTAACACTCGATCCGGTACAGGAAGCAATAAAGGATATTGCTAACGGTGTTGTAGATACTGGTAAGTTTATCACGGGTGTCGTGTCGTCTATCAATAAAGCATTTACATTTCTATTAGGAGCAAAAACGCCCGCTGATATTGGTGATGCAGAATCAGCAGGCGCGCCTGCTGCACGACAAGCGACCCCAGAAAAGCCATCATTCCTTTCTGATGTAGGTTCTGGTGCGGTAACTGGTGCTATGACTGGATCTGTGATTCCTGTAGTAGGTACAATTGTCGGTGGTGCAGTCGGTGGTATAGTCGGTGGAGTGAAGCATTTTATTGGAGGCAGTTCTACTACCGGTGGTAGTAAGTCAGTCAGAGCAGTCGGAACAGGTGGAGCTTCGACTTCTGCATCGGCACCTCATGCTACACCTGCAGGTGGTGCAACAACTCCACAAGCTGCTCCAATTAGTTCAAAACCAACGACCGCATCAAACACCGGTGAAATACCAAAGAACAACATCGTTGAACTAGGAAAGTATCTACAGGGTCAAGGCATCAATGTCAGCGAACAATCACAGTTCGGTGGCATAGGAAAGCATGGCAAAAATTCTCGGCATTATCGTGACATGGCAATCGATCTGAATGTTGGTGGCGGTGGATCAAAAGAAGCAGCTATATTTGATGCTCTCGAGCCGCAACTACGCGCAGCTGGTTATTATACTCTATGGAGAACTAAAGGTCACAAGACACACATGCACGTGTCGGTTGGTGGACCTGAAGGAGCAGGAGGACGTGCGCTAGGTGATTCTAATACATTATTATCAACTGGAGCAGAAACCGTAAATGGTGGTCTAGGTAAGGTAGCCGAACTATTTGGCATACTAGGATCTGCAATTATCAAGCCGGGTGTTCCTAGAGATAAGGAAGACTATTCTAAGGCTATTGCTGATGCAGCTATTAGTACTAATGCATCTGTAGTGTCATCAAAGACACCTAAAATATCACCAACACCACCTCTACCAACATTTCCGAATATCAATAAGATTGGCAATGGATCTTCGCAGAATCAGACATCATCTTCAGATGCGAACAGTGTCTATTATTATCTAAGACGATTTGGATTTCAAGATCTGAATATACCATCGAAATCACTTGTTATAGTATAAAAAAGAGGGGGAACCTCTCGATCCCCCCTCTCCCATCCGATCAATCTTCGGCAGCAAGCTTACTGAAGAACGCTAGATCGTCATCATCCTCGTCGACCACTGCCTTAGCAGCGGGAGCTTCAAACGGAGCTGAAGCTTGGAAGGTTGGGGCTGGAGCCTTATATTCTTCCTCATCTAGAGCAACGCCACGAACCTTTGCCGGAGCGGCATTGAGAACGAGCACATTGTTGAGACGGGTCTTAAGTTCGTCATATGACTTGAAGTGCTTTAGATCCACGAGTTCCTTGAGGGAATGCTCCTGTTTCCAAACTGCTTCAAGCTTATCGTCATCATCGAATAGTGGTGCGGGACTGTCGAATTCTGACTTATCGTAGTTGGGATAACCCTCAACCTTACGAATCTTAAGCTTGAAGTTTGCACCGGTCCAAAGATCGAAGGGATTAGTCGGCTGCTCGTCTGCGAACGATGGGTTCATCAGATCGTTCAACTTATCAAAGATCTTCTTACCATACTTGTACAGGAAGACCTTACCTTCGTTAGCTGGATTTGCTGGGTCCTTAAGGACCATAATATTGCTGTAGTAGGCAAGCCGGCGCTTTTGCTTACGTGCAACTTCCTTATCGGCATCAATACCAGAATTCCAGAGGGTGCTATTCAGTTCACCTACAGGATCGTCCTTACCAAGAGTAGTCAACGACTTCTCAATGTACCATAGGCCAGTTGGTCCCTGGAAACCGTGGTCCCAGATCTTGACGAATGGAAGGTCTTCGCCTTCAGGTGCGGGTAGAAAGCGAATAACTGCATAACCGTTGCCTGCCTTATCGGTAGCACACTTCCAGAGCTTGTCGTCTCCGGTACGGTCGTATGTAGTATTCTGCTTAGCGAGTTCCTTCGTGAGCTTATCGAAGGACGAGGTAGTGGAACGCTTGAGGTCTGCGAATGACATATATTTTCTCCTAGTATGTCGTTATATTACGATGTGTTTTTGTCGTTGTATTACCACTGAATTTCAGAGGCATGCTATTTATACGACATTCCATAGCATTTTAAACTCGGTAACTAAAAAACGATTTAGATGCATCTGGGATGTAGATAGAGTCTAGAGCAGATTGATCTGTATAGACATATCCCATTCTCTTCATAAACATCTGTTGATCTTGTGAATTAAATCGTTCAGCAATAATCACAGGTTTATATTTCGAAATTGTTTCCTTTGCACCTTCCAGTGCATGTTGTTCATAACCCTCTACATCCAATGCAATCAAATCACATTCAATAAGATTGAGTGAGTCGATAGTCATCATAGGAATCTGAAATTGATCAGATGGTGGCTGGAGAATGTTCATACCAATATTGAGTTGGTCTGTTCCAGGTTCATCCTGAGGAACCCGATACAATCCTACAATGCCATGACCACCACCGATTGCTGCATTGAGCTTAATGACATGATCATATGGATTGTTGTTTACCATACATGTAAACGCAACCGGTTCAGGTTCAAATGCATAGACGTGCTTGAAACGCTTTGCATAAAGCCGTGCGTACATACCACAGTTAGTACCGCCGGTAACTACTGTACCATAGCTTTTGACATGTGTAAAATATTTATTGGAGTGATGTGTTTCCCAGTGTTCTGCAACAGCACTAAAACAGTTTTGATCACCTTTGATCCAATACCAATCGGTTTCACCTTCAATATCATATTGGCGAATTTCAATATTATCAAACATTATGCAAATTTGTCCTTCAAGATCTTCCTGCACTTGAACACATCATAGTGAAAGAATGGTTTATACTTCATGCACTTCTTATATATCGTAGGCCATAAGACACTGTCATCAATCTTCTTGTTCCAGTGATTAAAGAAACCAAGCAGATCGTTCAAGATGATTACTGTCTCGATACTAATTTCTCGGCGTAGATATTGCTTTAGAAGGTATGGATGCTGTCCATTATTTACAATAACATTATCGTCGAATTTTGTACACAGTTTATTTAGGTCCTGCTCAAAAATATATGACAATGATTGTTGCCGCTTCAACCAACCTGCATAGACGTTCTCTGAGTCATCATTGAATAGATCACCAACCCACTTAAGATCACCATCAATAAAGTTGGCTACAAGATACTGAAGTGGATCCTTATGCTTGGAGAGCTTGTAGTACTGGTACTTGTCCTTACGTGTCTCGAATGAAGACTGAGTTGCATTGACCTTGCCGTTGTACTTGATATAGTCGTATGATGTGGTAAAGTGACTCTTGACCGCTAGGAAAGTTTTATAGCTCTCAAATGGTGTCATAGTGGCAGATGTGCCCTCTTAGGGAGGAAGTTTAGTTCCTCACACTCGAATTGAAGTTTCGACTTGATCCGTACATTGTTACGGATGATCATGGCTGCTGCCTCGATCTCTACATTATTCGTCTCACAATAGTGGACGACGGCATCTAAATAGTCTAGGTTGTTCTTGGTTACAAGAGTTTCGATGTCCTTGATGAACTTTTCAGTAGTCAAGGCTTTCTCAAAGATAACGTCGTCCACTATAATTCATCCTCTATAAAAAATGTGTGCCCCGATTTGAGTCACACGTGTCATACCCCAGTTTGGGTTTACATAGTTAGCATGATAGAACTTTGCACCTCTTGTCACATCGCGGGTATTTCCCAGATAGACATTCTCGGCAGCGCGCCTCGCGTCTGCGAACATGGTCATATTACGAACGTGCTTCTTGCCCTCACAGACCCAAGAGAACTGGCATACACCATGCCTCTTTTGGTGGACAACAGCACAAGCGGATTTAGGAAATCTTTCATCCTTGACCCGGTTCATAACCACATGTGTTACGGCTACTTTGCCTTTTTGAGATTGATTGCCTGCTTCGAAATATGCATTCTCTGCAAGGCATTGAATCTGTCGTTTATCGTTATTGTTAAGATAGACAGGTTTATTAACGATTACTGTCTTTTCGACTATGTGTACTTCCGGTACTTTAACGATCTTGATGATTGGATCTGGCGGAGGCATTGCTACTGCAACGGCCGCAGATGCTATAGCACCGATAATGAATCCCTGCATCAATTTAAAGTATGGGAAACTTGTACTTCTAATAGTAGTTGTCATTTTTACCTCTTGGGCAAATGACCTTGGCTAATGAAGACGAAATTGCAAGAGCATCACAGCTCTCTATCGTCTACATTGCAATGAGAAGATACAAAGAGAATAACGAAAGTATCTTCCATCCATTTCCCTCTTACTGGAAATGCAAAATCATTAGTGTTTTCGTCGGTGATCCCCGAGTGGGATCGCTTTCTAGCCATCTAAGACTTGAAGTTTTGTAAGAGTCAATGGAGGATATCCTCCGCCATATTTTATTTATACACCAACCGGCATATAATGTACACCACTTATAGCACCCACGGTGCAACTGGTAGCAAATTGGTGGGTTTCTGTTGCTAGGTACCCACCGACCCCCGATTTCTTATGCGGCTAGCGCGTAAGCTCCATATGCGTTGTTATCGTTTGCATCTACGTTTTTCGGCACTTTGCCAGTCAATCAGTCTCGAATTTCCTATTGCGTCCCAGTCGATCCTATGTCACCCCCATCATAGACACACGCCCGTATCGGTCGTTGACTCTATTATGTTTAATGCCCGATCCGTCTATAGAAAACATTGTACTTCTGTTTTCCAAACTTACATCATTAAACTTCGATCTTATCCCGCTAAGGACTTGATCTGTGTGTCTATGGTGGAGGTGGCGGGTACTGCCCCCGCGTCCTCGGAACCTTTCAGTCTTTGTCAACAACTGATATACTATATATACTATGTTTTACTTTAATTGTACACAA